ACCAACACGATCGTTGTATCAGATAACGGACGAGGTATTCCACATGATGAAATACACGACGAAGAATCTGGTAAGAAAATCAAACGACCAGTTGCAGCTTGGACACGAGTTAATGCTGGTACTTCCTTTGACGACGAACGTGTAACCATTGGAACAAACGGTGTTGGTTCAGCAGCAACTAACTTTTTATCTAAATCATTCCAAGGTAGGACGTGGTCAGATGGGAATCTACTTGAAGTAACATGTACTGACGGGGGTAATACAATAAATGTTAAAGAAAAGAAAAGAGCGGGTTCTGGAACGGAAGTTTCTTTCGTCCCAGACTTTGAGCTATTTGAGGCAGATTCGCTTGGAGATCTTAGTACGCTGGCTCTCCTTCAAGATAGACTTATTAGTTTATCGATGTCGTTTCCGGAAATTCGTTTTACGCTTAACAACAAAAGAATACTAATTAATGACTTAAAGAAATACGCTGCACAATTTGGTGAAACAACAATCATCGAAAAAAGCGAAAACCTTTCTTTATTCTTTGCTCCATCAGAAGACGGCTTCAGAACAACCTCTTATGTAAACGGAGTGAATACCAGACAGGGTGGTGCATACGTAGAACACATTGTTAATAATGTAGTCGATGAACTTGTTACTATGGTAAAGCGTAAACACAAAATTGAAGTTGTTAAAACGACTATTAAGAGTGGCTTGACCTTTGTAATGTTTGCTCGAAACTTTGTGAATCCTAAATTTGATTCTCAAACAAAAGAGCGATTAACTAATCCACTACAAGACATTCGTGTTCACTTAGAGCAAGCAGAGATTAAAGACTTCTCAGTATTGGCTCGAAAGATTCTAAACACACCAGACATTATTGATCCTATCATTGAAGCTCAACTTGCTAAGAAAATGGCAGCAGATAAAAGAGCCGCAACTCTAGCTCAAAAGAAAATACGCAAAATCAAAGTTGCAAAGCATATTGCTGCCAATAAAGATGATGCTACTCTTAAGATCGTCGAAGGGGATTCGGCTATGGGCTTTCTTTTAAAGGTAAGAGATCCCAATAAGGTCGGCGCCTTTCCGTTGAGAGGGGTTATTATGAACACGTGGGATATGAAACCAGCCGATGTTCTGAAAAATAAAGAACTTAGTGAATTGGTTGCTGTTCTTGGCTTGGACATTAATGATCCAGACAGTGTAGATAATGCAACTTATAAACACATTGCAACATTGACTGATGCTGACCATGATGGTATTGGACACATTAGTCCTCTGCTGATCGCTTTCTTCTACAAGTTTTGGCCACGACTTTTAACTGAACATCGTGTACGAATTACTCGTACTCCGATTATGATATCTACCTTTAAAGATAAAGTAGAGTGGTTCTATACATACGAAGACGCTTCTGAGTTTAAGAAAACAAACACAAATTGGAAGCATCGTTATATCAAAGGCCTTGGCTCACTCACAGAAGATGAGTACGACGTAATTATTAATCAACCAAAGTATGATACTGTTTCTGTAGACGACGCTGGTCTTTTCCAAATGATGTTTGGTAGAGATGCTCAGTTACGTAAAGACTTCATGTTCGCCTAAAATAAATGAACAAAACAGTTGACAAACATCGTTTGATTTGATATAATATACTTTTAACTTAATAAGGAATGATTATGACTGTACAATTCAAATACACTGACGACGGAAGATACTATGGAATGCCAAAGGATTCTACTGTAGTATGGAAACCCACTATATATCCGGCTGACAAGTTTGACTACGATAAAATTAAAGCAAGAGTAGCGGACATGAAAGAAAAAGGAAATAAGAAGGGTCTAGAAACAATGAAACGAAACTTCGAAAGAGTAATTAAAGATAACCCTGGCGTGTTCGATCATTTTGCAGAGTTGTTAAATTAAATGAACAAAGGGGTTGACAAATACCTTTTGATTTGATATAATATACTTTTAACTGGAAAAAATAAATTTATGGGCGACTTAACATCTTACATATCTGACGACAATAGGTACTATCCTTTGTCCGATGTTGCTGGTAGAGAATGGAAGAGCTTTGCTATGTACACCGTTGAAAATCGAGCGATCCCAAATATGATCGACGGTCTTAAACCTGTACAAAGGTTCTACCTCTACTCAAGCATTCAAAATACTAAACGTGATTTTAAGAAAGTATCAGCAGTATCTGGTATTATTTCTGACTACGGATATAATCACGGTGAAGGTTCAGCAGCTGGTTCAGGTCAGCTTATGGCAGCAACGTGGAATAACAACATTTGTCTTGTTGAAGGTAGAGGATCATTTGGTACTCGACTTATTCAAGATGCTGGTGCTCCTCGTTATGTTTACAGTAAACTCTCATCTAATTTTGAAAAGTATATTAAAGACGTAGACTTGAGTCCTGTACATGAAGATCCAGAGCATGAGCCACCTGCGTTTTACTTACCAGTAATTCCATTGGTTCTTGTTAATGGTACTAAAGGTATTGCTACTGGTTTCGCTACTAATATTCTTCCACATTGTCCTAACAGCATTGCTGAAGCTTGTGAAGAATACATACGAACTAAGAAAATTAAAAACAATATCGACATTAAATTCCCTGAGTTTAAAGGTACTGTAGAAAAAGATCCTATCGAGCCTAAGCGATACACTGTTATTGGTGTTTATCAGAAGCCTTCTAAGACTACTTTAAATATTACCGAAGTACCTTATGGGCTAGACAGAGAAGGGTACGTGAAGGTACTAGATAAACTCGAGGACGACGGAGATATAGTATCTTATGAAGATTGTTGTGATAAGAGTGGCTTTAACTTCCACGTAAAACTCAAGCTTGCATCTTCAGCCAAATGGAATCACAAACAAATACTTGCTAAGTTTAAGCTAACAAGAGTACTTAGTCAAAACTGTACTGTGATCGATCAAGACGGAAAGCTAAGAGAATATGATGATGTTCGTAATCTCATTGCTGACTTCTGTGATTATCGTTACGGTGTACTTGACCAACGAATCAATAGAAACATTGAGAACTATAACTCTGAACTGACTTGGCTTAAGATTAAGATGCAATTTATTAATGCAGTACTTAATGATAAGATTGTCTTTAAGGGTAAGAACAAGAAAAATATCAGCGAACAAATTTTAAGTAATACTGAAGCAACTCAAGAACACTGTAACCGTTTACTTGGTATACCGTTTTCTAATCTAACTACAGAAGAGATTGCAAATCTTGAGAAACAAATCGCTCAAGCTGAAAAGGATCTGACTTTCTGGGAGAAAACAACCTCTAAGAAACAGTTCTTAAGTGATTTAAAAATTATATAATGGAGCAATAAAATGAAATACAAATCTGAGTTTATGAAAAGCCTTGGCCAATATGTTTATGCATATAGTGCTGAAGGTGATTTACGAGAATCTATACTTAATAACACAGTACACTATAGTGGTGTGGGTGTTAAGAACAGATGCTTAGACCATACTAAAGAAGAAAGTATGGGTGGTAAAGATTATGATCCAGACAATTTGTTTATCATTGCTCACAGTTTAGAGAAATACGCCGAGACAACAAAGGTGCACGAAATTGCATCCTTTGCGATTGAGGCACTTACGATCGCTTTAACGAATCCAAAAGACAATAAAGTCAAAGGTCGTTATGGCGAACTAATGGTACTCCAACCAATAACTGAAATATTTAACGAATGGCAGCTTGGAGAAATTGATCCTGTAGCAGAAGGATTTAAGTTCTATGAAAAGTATCCAGAGCTTAGGTCAGTTACTACTGGTACCAAATCAAATAGTGAAGGCACTGAGTTCTCAACAAGACGTATTGAAGGTACAGAGTATAAGCTTTGTGTTACCTACGGTGTTGACTCTGCTGATGCTCACGTTAAAGTAAACTTCAGTAAGAAATACAAAGGGAAAGAGCAAGCAGAACTCTTTGAATTATGGGCCAAACAAAATAAAGATCAGCACATTGAAGCTTCAGCTGCTCAAGGCGAATACATGATAACTAATTTTGAGTCTGCTGAAGATGCTAAAGATTATTACGTAGAAGCTGCAGCATTCTAATGAAGAAATACTGGAGACTTTGGGCAAAAGCTATTGGCGAAAAAGAAGGCTCATCTGATAAAGAAGCAGATATGATAGCATTAATACGAACTGTTATTGTTCTTGTTAATTTTATCACCTGCTTCTTTATTATAGCTGGTAACATACACAACTGGTAATTTCTACCAATTCTTAATATACAACATAAAGCTTTTTGGCATTAGTTCGGCGAACTGATCGCTTTGAATCTTTTCAATATACGTATCGTTTTGAACATAAACTCTACCGAGTGCAATCATTGGATTTAACACAGTATCTCGCCACTCTCTGAATTTATCTATACTACCATACTGAGCATCTAAATGGCAACGTACTGCTATATGGCGAACCTTAGTTCCTAGAAAATCAAACATATCTCTGTGTAAGATATTGTATTCTGCACCAGCTGCGTTAATTTTTAAGAAGTCAATTTGTTCGACATCAAAATCTACACAGAATTCTAATAAGCTCATTAGCTTTACTTCATTATTACCATATACGTTGGATAGATCAATATCAGTACGGCCGACTGCTGCGTTGATTGGAACGACTCTTGGTAATTCGTTGTTGCCTATAATATAATCGGACACATTCTTGACCGCAGTTTTTAAAAGCTTCTTACTTGGTTCGATCATATAAACTTTCTTAGCACCAGCGTCTAAAGCTTTAGCTGAGAACATTCCTACACTAGCGCCAATGTCAACTACGACATCATCAGGTAAAACCTCGTACCACCAGTCGTAATCTTTAGAGACGAAAAATATGTTATGAAGATTAGTTACTTCATTGATTGAGAGGTCTGCAGTGTCGACTTCAAAGTTGAAAGATTTGGGATTAAACATGTTATAGTCACCTTTTTAATAAATAAGCGTATACATCAAATTAAAGGTATACATTATGATTAATAACTATTTATCTGCTGGTGGCTTTAAAATCCAAGTCAAAAGGTTGCCCCACGTAGAATTCTTTTCTAATAAGGTTCTATTACCTTCAGTAACTACAAACGCTGTTAAGAGCGAGACGCCACTGCGTTCTTTTTATAGTGTCGGTGATCACATTTCTTATGCTGATTTAGATTTGACTTTCATCGTAGACGAGAACATGAGCAACTATATTGAAATCTATAGTTGGTTAAGAGCCTTTGGTACTCCAGAAACTTTAGAGTCATATGATAAACTAAATAAAAGTATTGATGGTCTGACTTCAGATATCTCTGTCGTAATTCTAAACTCACAGAAAAATCCAAATATTGAAGCTACGTTCACAAATTGTTTCCCTGTTGGTATTACACCAGTAAGTTTAGACTTAAGTAATGCTGACGTTAGTTATGTTGAAGCAACAGTAACCATACGATACGACCAATTTGATATTAAGCAATTATCATAAAGGGGTTGACAAATACCACAAAACGTGATATAATTAACCTTTATAGATAACAAGCGAGTATATAATGGACACAAATGATATTGCCTCTCTATGGGCAGCTGATTCAGCAATAGACGAAACAAATCTAGTTGGTGAATCTAAAAGAATTCCTCAATTACACAGCAAGTACTACAACCTTTTCTATAGGGAAGTGCTACGTGTTAAAAAATTAAAAGCCGAATATAAAGAGCTTGAGCGTCTTAAGCGTGAATACTATGATGGAAGTATGGCTGAAGAAGATTTAAAAGATAATGGTTGGAAGCCTTTTCGTTTAAAAGTATTACGTCAAGATGTAGACAAATATATTCAATCAGACAAAGATATTATTAAGCTTAGTTTAACGATTGATTACCACTCAGCAAATTCAAATTATCTTGAAGATATTATTAGAACAATTCACAGCCGTAATTTTATCATTAAGAATATGATTGATATGCTTAAATTCCAATCAGGAGACTATTAATAAATAGGAATATACAATGAATAAAGGTGAACGATCAGTGTGGGATAAACTTTTAGAATGGGGCTGGAAACTAGAGTCTAACCGTCAGTGGGAAGATACACAAGCTACCCTTACTGAACAAGCTCTTGACCGTGCTGCAGAAGCAGAACCAAAGGTCATTGATGTAATGGCTGATGATACAGACCCAAACGAAGTTACTATCGAAAACGCATACAAAACAAGATGGATATGGTATCATACTATATTAGCGATCGGCATCTTTTTCACAAATATTCTACTAACTGCAATACTTGTAATATTGGCGGTTAAACTATAATGAGCGAACAGATAACGATCGAGCCGATTAATTCGGTTCATATGAAAATTGTCGCAGACAGTGGCACACTCATGGAATTATCTGAGCACTTTAGTTTTAGGCCTGAAGGTTATCAATTCGTTCCTGCTTATAAGAATAGAATGTGGGATGGTATTATTAGACTATTCCAACCTATGAGACCAACTATCTACGTTGGCCTTTACCCACACATTAAAAAATTCTGTGACGATCGTGGATATTTCTTATCTGCTCCAGATCATATAGGATTAGACGAGGATTTTGATGATGACTACCCTGTACAACTCGCTAAAGAAATCAATTGTAAATTTCTACCAAGAGACTATCAAAACGACTATGTCCTTAACGCTTTGCGTAAGCGTAGATCTTTATCTCTATCACCGACATCATCTGGTAAGTCTTTAATAATCTATTTGATTCAACAACACTACTTCCAAGCTTTTGGCCATCGTACATTAATTATCGTTCCAACTATCTCATTAGTACATCAAATGAAAGGTGACTTTGTAGATTATGGTTGTGACGAAAACGATATCTATACTATTCAAGGTGGTGTTGATAAAAACACAAGCTCACCGATTGTTATCTCAACATGGCAGTCACTAGTAAAATTAGGAAAAGATTGGTTCGACCAATTTGCAGTTGTACTTGGAGATGAAGCACATACGTTTCAATCTAAAAGTTTAACTACTATTATGGAAAAGTTAACAGACTGTGAGTATCGTCATGGATTTACTGGTACACTGAAATCAGCTGAAAGTAAAACACATCGGCTTGTATTAGAAGGTTGCTTTGGCGAAGTCAAACGATTTGTGAATACAAAAGAACTCATGGATAAAGGAACCGTTGCTGATTTTAAAGTGAAGGCGATCGTACTATCCCATAGTGTCGAAACCCGCAAGAAGTTTAAAGATGCGCTCAAGAATTTAGATGGCACAAAGAAATGGCCAGCTGAACGAGAGTTTATTGTTAATAATGAAAAGAGAAATCTTTTTATAAGAAATTTGTTATGGTCTCTAAAGGGACAGAACAACCTAGTTCTGTTTGATTTAGTTGAAAAACATGGTAAGGTGCTTGAACCGATGCTTCGCAAGGAAGGTCGTGTACTACATTTTATCTACGGTGGTACTAAAGGCACCGAACGAGAAGAAATTAGACACTTAATAGAAAATGACCCAGAGAAGCGACATGACATACTTGCTTCCTACGGAGTATTCTCTACGGGTGTTAATTTGAAAAGATTGGATAATGTGATATTTGCTACTGGCTCAAAATCTGAAATTAAGGTGCTACAATCAATTGGTAGAACTTTAAGGAAGGCTGAGGACTCGGAGCAAGCTACTCTATATGATATAACGGACGACCTATCGGTCGGCTCTTTCGAGAACTACACGTTGAAGCATTTTAAGAAGCGAATTGAAATCTACGGAACAGAACAATTTGCATACAAGATTTATACTATAGAGGTTTGATTAGTACAACTATTATGTGCCTTAAAGGTTGATAACCTTATTATACCATACTTCGTACCATTTGTCAACTGTTTTTTTCATTTATTTTCATTTAATTTAACAAGATAAAATAAGTGTTGACAAACCCTCAAAAGTGTGTTATAATTATACCTTTAAAGAATTGAGAAACATAACCCTATAGAGCTTATACCTTTATAGAATAAACATTAAAAGGATTCAATAATGGCGAGAAAACGCAACTACGTGAACAATCCTGATTTGCTTGCAGCATTAGTAGCATACAGAACACTATGTAACGACGCTGAAGCTTCAGGAGAAAAAGCCCCACAAGTACCTGAATACATTGGAAAGTGCATTCTATTGATTGGCACAAGGCTAGCAACCAAACCAAACTTTTCAGGCTACTCATATAAAGAAGAAATGATATCAGACGGAATTGAGAATTGCTTACAGTACCTTCACAATTTTGATCCTGAGAAATCCCAAAACCCATTTGCATATTTTACACAGATTATTTGGTTTGCATTTCTAAGACGAATACAAAAAGAGAAGAAGCAAACCTATATCAAGTTTAAAGCATCACAAAACATGCTAACTCAAAGCATCCTTGCTGATACTGGCGAAGGCCCTACTATCACAATGAACGAACCGCCTGAGTATATAAGCAGATTTATAGATGACTTTGAAAAGAAATTTAAGAAGCAACCACCATCCGAGACAAAACCGGAAGAAAAGTAATGAAGAAGATTTTGATTTTTGGTCTGCCAGGATCTGGTAAGAGTTATCTTGCTGAACCATTGGCAAAAGAGCTTGGAGGTGTTTGGATAAACGCTGACCAGGTAAGAGAACAATATGACGACTGGGATTTTAGTGATGAAGGTCGTATGAGACAAGCATTGAGAATGAAGTTCCTATCGGAAGGTGTAGTTCGAGCTGGTAAGTTTGCTATTACAGACTTTGTTTGTCCGTTTGAGAAAGCTCGTGTTGATTTTGCACCAGACTATTCAGTTTGGATGGATACAATTAAAGAAGGTCGTTTTGAAGATACTAATAAGATCTTTGAGAAGCCAACTTCAGTAGATCACATTGTACATACATTTAGACCTGATGTGCATGTTACTACGGCTGCAATTATTAGAGCTACTTTTAAGTTAGACACGGAAGATTAATGAGTGAGAAAGTAACAAAAGCGAGACACTTAGCGAAAGCAGTGACATGGAGATTTATAGCAAGTATTACAACAGCCTTAATAGCCTTATACTTTGGATTACCAACTAAGGCAGTCGGTGCAGTATTTCTTGCTGATATAGTTATTAAGTTTGTATTATACTACGGCCACGAAAGGCTATGGTATAATCATATTAAATTTGGAGTAAAGGGAAATGATTAATCCAGAAGAATTCTTTGATTATAAAAAGCCAACGGTTCAGATGCTAGGCAGATGGCAGCCTTGGCATGATGGCCACACACAATTATTTAAAAAAGCCTTGACAATCACGGGACAAGTTGTTATAATGGTACGAGACGTTTTTAAATATGAAGGTGATGCTGGAGCAGGGCGTACAGCCAAACAGGACGATAATCCGTTTGGTATGATACAAACTATTGAAGGTATTGAAAATGGACTAAGAGAACATGGTTATGAAAATGGCCGTGAGTACTTAATTATAGAGGTGCCGAATATTGTTGACATTAGCTTTGGTCGTGGAGTAGGTTACACATTTACAGAACATGACCTTGGCGAAGATATCCATAAGATATCTGCAACATCTATTCGTGCACAAATGAGAGAAGAAGGTAAATTATGAAGTTAGTATACTACCCCGATCCTATTCTTAACAAAGAGCTAAAGGATTTTGATTTTGAAGAGGTCAAGCAAATATTTGAAGATGCTGCAGATCTAAAATCACAAATGGTTGATGTGATGGTGAAGCGCAAAGGTATCGGCTTATCTGCTTGTCAAGTTGGTTTAGATATGAGATGCTTTGTTATGGGAGAATCAAAAGATACTGCTATTATGGTAATCAATCCTAAAGTTTTAGAGTTCGACAACGATACTGAACTTGAAGTTGAAGGTTGCTTGAGTTTCCCAGATGTATTCCTCCACGTTAAACGACCAAAAACTGTTCAGGCAGAATGGTTAGATGAGAATGGCGAAAAACAAAGTGGACTACTCGAAGGTTATGGTGCTCGATGCTTTATGCATGAGTTAGACCATCTCAACGGTGTAGTATATAAAGACCATGTTTCAAGAATGAAGTACGATCGTGCTCTTACAAAGAAAGCAAAAATTACAAAACAGCGCAACAAAATGTTAGCTACTATGCAGTGGGTTGACAACGTTAATAAACTTAGAGAAGAGCAGATGATTGAAACAGCCAAAAATAACAAGCTTGACTTAAGTACAAGCGAGGACTAATATGAAAATTGCAATCGTCACTGATCTACATTTCGGTGCAAGAGGAGACAGCCGTGTATTCCATGAAGTACAACGAAAATTCTTTGAGGAAGTATTCTTTCCTTATGTGGACGAACATAATATTACAACAGTATTCGATCTTGGTGATACCTTTGATCGCAGAAAGTATATCAACTATGTAAGCTTACAGCGTTGCCGAAGTTTCTTCTTCCAACACTTAGCAGACCGTGATATAGACTTCCATTGTTTAATTGGTAATCATGATATCTACTATACGAATACCAATGAAGTTAATAGCATGAATCTATTAACAAATGATTTCAAACAATTTAATTTGTATGAAGATAAAGCAGAACATCTTACAATTGGAAATACTACTTTCCTAATGCTTCCTTGGATCAATAAAGAGAATGCAGAATATAACCATAAGATGTTAGCCGAAAGTACAGCAGATGTTGTAATGGGCCACCTTGAAGTGAAAGGCTTTGAGATGCTTAAAGGTGTTCCATGTACTCATGGTACTGAAATGAATGTGTTTACTAATTTTGAAAATGTTTACTCTGGTCATTTCCACCATCCATCTAGGTATGGAAACATTGAATACCTTGGCGCACCTTACGAAATGACTTGGTCTGATTATAATGGTAGTCGTGGTTTCCACGTATTTGATACTGAAGATCGAAGCATGACTAAGATCGAAAATCCTAACCGTGTCTTTTACAAAATAGATTATGATGATTCTGATTGGACAGTTGATGATGTTGCTAACTACGATGTCGATATCTATAAAGATACTTTTGTAAAAGTTATTGTTAAAAACCGTACCAACGCTTATTTGTATGATCTCTTTATGAGTCGTATGAGTGAATGTGGTGCAGTCGATGTGAAAGCAATCGACGATAGTCTAAATTTGGAAAGTGCTGGTGTAGACGAGATACTAGATGAAACAAAAGATACTGGTGAAATATTGCATCAGTACATTGATAGTATTGAGACACAAGTTGACAAAGGACGAGTCAAGCAAGTAATTGATGACTTATATCATGAGGCCATTAATCTATAATGAGAATTACATTCAAAAAGATAAAGTATAAGAATATTTTATCAACGGGTAACACATTTACAACCATCGATTTTGATGCAAAACCGACCACTCTTGTTAGTGGCGCTAATGGCGCAGGAAAAAGCACACTGCTTGATGCTGTCGTTTATGGCTTATACGATAGACCTTTTCGTAAAGTCAATAAAGTACAGTTGATTAATACGATCAACACGAAAGAACTATTGGTAGAGTTATACTTTGCTGCCGGTGGTAAGAACTATATGATTAGACGAGGTATGAGACCAGCTGTATTTGAAATATGGCAAGACGGCTTGATGATTAACCAAGACGCTGCTAAGAAAGATTACCAACAATTCTTAGAGCAATCTATTCTTGGGATTAATTATAGATCATTCAATCAAATCGTTGTATTAGGCTCAGCTACCTATATTCCTTTTATGGAACTCAATGCAGGTCAGCGACGTATTATTATCGAAGACTTACTTGATATCCAAGTCTTTAGTACTATGGGAGTACTTGCTAAAAATACATTAAGTGATAATCGGGATGAGATTAACGAAAACGCTTATCAGATTGAACTCAACGATACTAAGATCGAAAGTGCTAAAGAGCATGACGAAGAGATTCGTAAGATTAAAACTACTGAAGTCAATAAGATTAAAGAGAGAATGGTTGGTGAGATTGATATTGTTGAAGGAAAGAATGATCTCATTGATGCACAAGACGATATACTTAAAGTATTATATGACGACATCTCAGATAAGCCTGATGAGAAAAAGAAATTCCAAACTGCTACAGAAAAACGTGCTGAACTAGAGCGTAACCGTATTGCATTTGAAAAAGAGTTATCGTTCTACGAACACAACGACGACTGCCCAACATGTAAACAAGGTATTGCTCATGATTTTAAAGCAGAACAAATATCAGAAAAGAACACACTGAAAGCAGACATTGAAAGTGGTCTTGTAACTGTAGCAGAAACTATCAAAGAACATCAGCAAAGGCTCAACTCAATATCTAAAATCGAAGATCAAATTCAGTCTGTTAATTTTAAGATATCAGAATATCGTGCTGAAATCAAAATGTCTAAGAATGCTCTATCTTCTATGAAGAGAGAATTAGATAACGCTCAGAAAGAAGTTGAAGAAGTCGATACGTCTAAGCTGCAGAAATTAGAAGAAGCACTAGTAAAGAAACATCAAGAGAGAACAGATCTTCTCGAAGAACGAGAGATATTGAATGTAGTGAAAACAATACTACAAGATGGTGGTATCAAAGCAAGAATCATCAGTCAGTATATCCCTGTTATGAACAAGCTGATCAATAAGTATCTAGCAGCGTTTGATCTCTTTGTTGACTTTCAACTTGATGAGAACTTTAATGAGGTAATCAAATCTCGTTTCCGTGATAAGTTCTCTTATGCTTCTTTCTCAGAAGGTGAGAAACTACGTATCACACTTGCAATTATGCTAACATGGCGATCAGTTGCTAAGCTACGTAATTCAGTATCTACTAACCTTCTGATACTTGACGAGACTTTGGATGGTGCACTTGATAGTGTAGGTATCGAAAGTCTAATTGAAACGTTACACAGTCTGAATGCTGATGATAACGTATTTGTTATATCACACAGAGGCGATCAGTTCGCTGAGAAGTTTGATACTTCTATCACATTTACGAAGGTGAAAAACTTCAGTGAGATTGCATAAAAAGGTTGACAAACACCTACAACTGTGATATAATATACTCTTACAATATGGAAACCTATGATGACAGCATTCTACACCTCAGTCGAGCGATATGGCAAAAACATTCTATGGCGCGGTTATGAGAACGGTAAACGTTTCTCGTACAAAGTACCGTATAAACCAACACTCTACCTAAGCAGCGCCAAAGCAGGCGAAGAGGGCTATACGCCCCTCAAAGGTAATTACAAAATCAGTCCACACCAATTTGGTTCTATGGCTGAAAGCAAAGACTTCATCGAGGAATACAAAGGTGTTTCCAACATGAAGATCTTTGGTAATACAAATTACATTACACAGTTCATACAAGAAAACTATCCTGACGATATCAAATATGATTTCAAAGATGTTAATATAGTATCTTTTGATATTGAGGTTGATATCGCTGATGGCTATCCTAACGTTGAAATAGCAGATAAAGAGATCACATCGATCGCTTACAAGTCTTCTAAAAGTGATAAGTACTTCCTACTTGGTCGCAAAGACTACGATAAGACACAAACTGTTACTGGTATTGATCCAGACGACATTGTCTTTATTAAATTTGATAATGAAATGCAACTACTACGAAGGTTCGTAGAATTATGGGTAGCAGACTATCCTGATATTGTAACAGGTTGGAACGTTCAATACTTTGATATTCAATACCTCGTAACTCGTATTATGAGCTTGATGGGTGAAGACGTTGCAGCTCGACTCAGTCCTTGGAAAAACGTTAACAAATACAATCGAGAGTTCTTTGGTAAGATGCAATCTTCTTACAACATCTCAGGTGTTTCTGTTATTGACTATATGGATTGTTTCAAGAAGTTCGGTTACAAGTATGGTCCTCAAGAATCATTTAAACTTGACCATATTGCTCACGTTATTCTTGGTGAGAAGAAACTTGACTACTCTGAGTATGGTAATCTAAACGACTTATACGAGAAGAACCCACAACTATATCTTGACTACAACCTTAAAGACACCCAGCTCATTGTAAGAATGGAAGAAGAAACATCTCTACTTGCTCTTGTTATGACAGTTGCTTATGGTGGTGGTGTAAACTACCAAGACGCTTTCGGTACTGTTGGTATATGGGAATCTATTATCTACAGACGATTAATGAAAGACAAAATCGTTCCACCTATCAAAGAGTCACCTGGCCGTCGTGGTGCAGATCTTGTTGGTGGCTATGTTAAAGATCCAGTACCTGGTATGTATCCATGGGTTGTATCGTTTGACTTGAACTCACTGTATCCTCACTTAATGTTACAATACAATATGTCGCCTGAAACTTATATGCCAGACGAACGTGAGTATGTAACTCAAGACATGGTACTTAATGGTCAATTCAAAAACAAGAATGGTATGTCGGTTGGTGCTAATGGTGTATGTTTCAGTAATGAAAAAGTCGGTATTATCCCAGGCATCATTCAAGAGTACTACGATGAACGTGCTCTTATCAAACAGCAGATGCTTGCAGTTGAACAACAACTTGAGGTTGAAACTGACCCAAGAGAAAAGAAACGACTGAAGACAGAAGCTAACCAATTACATAATTCTCAAATGTCTATTAAGATTTCGATGAACTCACTCTACGGAGCTACAGCAAACATCTACTTCTTATATTATATTGGAGAAATGGCAGAAGCTATTACAACGTCTGGTCAACTCTCGATTCGATATGCTCAAAAGTCTGTAAATGAATATCTCAACAAGGTACTCAAAACAAAAGACCATGACTATATCATCTATATTGACACTGACTCAATCTATGTTGACTTCGCTTCACTGATCGAAAAAGTCTATGGTACTACAGACATTGATCGTAAGACAGGAGAAGAGTTCCTAGATAAAGTCTGCCAGACTAAGATCGAAGAGGTCATTGAACAAGGCTACGAACGTCTTGCATCTGACATGGGTGCCTATCGTAATGCTATGGTAATGAAACGAGAGAAGATTAACGATCGAGCAATCTTTATTGCTAAGAAACGTTACATACTAAATACTCTCAACTCAGAAGGTGTTCATTACGAAAAGCCAAAGATCAGTGTAACAGGTCTTGAGTCTGTACGATCAAGCACACCTGAAGTCTGCCGTGATAAAATGCGTGAGATCTTCAGTGTTATTCTAAACGAAGGTGAAGAACAAACTCAAGACTTCATTGAAAACTTCAGACAAGAGTTCTATAAACTACCTGCTGAAGAAGTTGCTAGAAACTCTGGTACTGATAACATACAGAAATATGAAAACAGAACAACTCTTTATAATAAAGGTTGTCCTATCCATGTTCGTGGCTGTATCTTATTTAACCACCAACTCGCAGAGAAAAAGCTTACTAAGCGATTCGAGCCTGTTAAAGGTGGCGATAAGATCAAATACGTTTATCTTAAAGTACCAAACCCTATTCGTGAGAATGTAATCTCATTTCCAAGCGCTTTACCAAAAGAGTTTGGCTTAGAGAAATACATTGACTACGAAACTCAATTTAACAAAGTATTCCTCAGTCCTATTGAAAACATCATATCGCCTCTTGGCTGGACTGGAGAGAAACAAGATACATTAGACTCATTTTTCGGTTGACAAATGGTTCTAAATGTGTTATAATATACCCCTACATTGGAGAAAAATATGAAAGATATTCAAATAGTAAGGCTATCAACAGGTGAAGAAGTTGTTGCTAAAGTAGTCTATGATAAAGGATTTTACACGTTAACAGACGCGATCCTATTAGTACCAGCAGGAGAAGGTAAAATTGGAATGGTTCCATTCGTACCTTATGCTACTCGTGAACCAGTTGTTATCGGTGAAGCACACGTAATGTTTACAGTAGAACCTGCACCTGAGTTGAAGAAGCAAGTAATTGAAGCAACAACAGGACTAATCATGCCAGGCGGACCCGGTGACGGTGGTCTACAACTCGTATGATAGAAATATACGGAAAAGAGAACTGTGGCTATTGTAATATGGCTAAACAGTTATGTGAGTCCAAAGGATTGGACTTTGTATATAAATCCTTGGATGTTGATTACAAACAAGATGATTTTTTTGAAAAGTTTCCAACTGCAAGAACCTTCCCACAGATTACTATGGATGGTGAAGCAATTGGTGGATTTACTGAATTGAGAGAATTAGTATGAGTAAAAATTGGGTAGAAGATATACACTTAATGCAAGGTAAATATCTTACAAGACAATGGGTTGAAGCTAATCCAGAGAAACTATTAGAGTTTCTAAAGTTTCGTGTTGAGTTTCTAAACGAAGAGTTGGAAGAAACACGTAAAGCAGTAGCTGAGAACGACGCAGAAGAAATTGTAGATGGCTTGATTGATCTGTGTGTTGTTGCTATCGGTACACTTGACGCCTTCGGTGTTAATCCCTATAAAGCTTGGGACGAAGTGTTATTAGCAAATATGAACAAAGAGGTTGGAGAAAAACCATCAAGACCGAATCCACTCGGAGTACCTGACCTAATTAAACCAGAGTCCTGGTATCCGCCTTCTCATGAAGGAAATCACGGTAAATTTAAAGATCTATAGGAGATAGAGATCATGGAAATGAAAGAAACAATAATCAACGCGCTTATTATGAAATACGACGCGCAGATTGCAGAGCATACAGCAAACATAGCTATATTGCTCCAAAACGTAGTTGGGGTGGCTGAACATCCTGGCATCATTGAAACGCTAGACGGCGAAATTGGAAAACTTGCAGAAGCAGAAGATAAGAGAAACACTATTGGATCATTTGCTGCACCAATCCCACCTAAAGTTGTTTAAAAAAGGGTTGACAAATACATTTAGATGTGTTATAATATACTTTTATTATGGAGTAAACAATGACCAAACAGGTTAACCCAGTTTCAGTTGATGTACTACAAGAGTGCGTTGACTTACAATTGAAAAAGTCGAGAGATTATCAAAATCCAAACTCGACTGTTCAACAAGCTGACTACTATCCTAACGGAATCACGACTATACATGATATCATGCACGCAAAAATGCTACGTATGAAATCAGTTATGGAAGCGATGCAGTCAGATGATTATGATCCTAACTTTGAGTCCCTTGAAGATTCAGCAAAAGACTTAATTAACTATTCAAGTTTCTTTGTCTCTTATTGTCGTCAAGGTATTACAGGTCAAGATTCAACTAAAGATGTATTTAACAGGAGTACTAAATTATGAGTAATATTATTTTACCTTCGAGCGACGAAGACAAAAAACGCATTCGTGGCTGCTTTGACGAGATCAGCAATTCTTTCCTAAGACAGGAATCAGAAAGAGCTTTTCAGAAAGAAGCAATTGAAAGTCTTGCAGAAGACGTTGATATTCCTAAAGCAACCCTTAGAAAAGCTGCAAGAGTTTTTCATAGGCAAAACATCAGTTCAGTTGTAACCGAAGCTGAAGATATGGAAGCGTTGTTGGAGATCATCTAATGTTGACTGTCGCTAATATAAGAAAAGAGTTATCTTTCAAATATCTAGCTAAAGATTTTGTTATCGACAGAACTGGCGCCAAGACTATTGAAATGATTGGCGCTACATTTATCGCTGATCAAGATTATGTTATTCGTAAACCAGCTTACAAGTATATTGAACGTGAACTTGAGTGGTACAAATCACAATCGTTAAACGTTAATGATATACCTGGTGAGACACCACAGATTTGGAAATCAATTGCTTCTACTGAAGGTATGATTAATTCAAATTATGGTTGGTGTATCTACTCAAAAGAGAATGGTAGCCAATATCAGCATGTTCTACGTGAGTTAAAGAATAATCCAAACAGCCGTAGAGCTACTATGATCTACAATCGTCCATCGATGCACGTTGACATGTCACGTGATGGTATGAACGACTTTATGTGTACATATGCAAATACATTTTATATTCGTGATGGTAAACTTGAATCTCACTATTTGATGAGATCCAACGATGCTGTATTCGGCTATAATAATGATTATGCTTGGGCTAAGTATGTTCAAAATGATCTTGCCTTTGCTCTCGGTGTAGAGCCTGGTAATCTAATCTGGACAGCTTCTAACTTCCATGTGTACGAAAGACACTTTAATTTCATTGAGGAATTAATGAATGGCTGATAAATGGGATGCAAGATTTGCAAGACTAGCCCGAGAAGTAGCTACTTGGTCAAAAGATCCAAGTACACAAATTGGTGCAGTAATTGTAAACGACGAACGTAGAGTATTAGCTACAGGTTACAATGGCTTTCCTAAGGGAATAGCCGATACTCCTGAACGTTACGAAGATAAAGAAGTGAAATACGAAACAGTAATTCACGCTGAAATGAATGCAATCTATAACGCTACATACAGTGGTACATCTTTAAAAGATTCTACCATTTATGTTTGGGGGCTACCGACCTGCAACGACTGTGCAAGAGGTATCATTCAAGTTGGTGTTAAAAGAGTTGTTATGGCAACTGATGGAAACATTCCTGAGAAATGGGTTGCTTCATTTTCTAAATCCCTTAATCTATTTGTTGAAGCTGGAGTCGACACAGAGTTCCTACAAGGACCTACGGTGTTAGAACTTCATAAATAATATAATATATAAACACACCTTTATAATGTACCAGTGAGAACTACCTGAACAATGAGAATACTTCTACCATACTTTACAAGAAACAATATTGAGATTACAGACTCTGTTGTTATCGGTGGAATTGAGAGATTTGCTCAATTAATCTATCAAAACTTTGACGATGTAATCCCTGTACATTTTACAGATGAAGATCGAAAGAAGCGTAGAGTGACTGATAAAATCACTGCTGCTATTGATACTTACCAACCAGATGTTGTTATTGTTAATTATGATAACGCACCACTTACTACTAGATTACAAGCAAAAACTAATACACCTATATTGTGGATTAGTCATACTGCTGCTGGTGGTATTTCTAAAATTGGTCACATGCAACAGATGCATGAGTTTCAAGCAAATGGTGGAGTAGTTGCATTTGTATCTAGACATCAACATATTGGTATGGATAAACTTAGCCAAAGGGTTGAAGGTAAACCACTACCGATCGTAGATTTTATTGATTCTGCTTTTAGTATGGGCGATGAGAAGGTGCTTGAATGTACTTACGATGCAGTTACTGTAGGCCGTACTGATAAGACAAAGAATCCATTTTGGATGCCTAAGAAACTAAACGGCTCAGGATTACATAATGTTGTACTGACTTCTCACGTAGCTGAATTACTGTACGGTGACCATCTTAAATATCACGAAGACAACTTAGCTTGGGAAAAACCAAATGAAGTTATTCGTGGTTTGTCTTATAAAGACACTATGGCTTATATGGCACAAGCTGGATGTTATATTTCAACTTGTCCTGTAGAGACTTGGGGTATTACTGCTCTTGAAGCATTAGCCCACGGTTTGCCAACTGTACTAGTAACTAACTCAACTGATACCCATGCATCCGAGCAGATACCGGTCATAAATAAACATATAACGAAAGTACGAACGTCAGTAAAAGGTAACGACCTTGCCGATATCGTACGATCGCTAAACAAAACTACTTTTGAACAGAGACTTGAAATCTCTGAAATGACTAAAGAAAAACACTCTCTTAAGGCATGGCAAAAAAATATTGAAAAAGTAGTTGACAAAACTATAGAATGTGTTATAATAGATAATAATAATGCAGAAGCTTCTCTAAGTAGCTTCTTTTGATAATTATGGAGAAATTGAATGAAAATCTTAATCACTGGCTTTAATAAAGAGCAATGTACACGTGATTATTTTCTAGGTAAAGAACTCAAAATCCTAAACTCACACTATTCGTTGATTCGCTGTCTTGAAGATATGGGACACGAGGTCGACCAAAGAACTGTGAGTATTGGTGAGAATATAACTGCCTACGACAAAGTAATCGTGTATCTATCATCTGTAAAATCCTTTAGTCACCATGCTTTTGATGCACTGTATGTACTCAAAGCAAGGCCTGACGCTATTCTCGGAAACGACGATTGGCAAGTACGTGAAGTATTTGTATCGTTTAAACTATACCAAGAGAATCTTAAAGAGTGGAAAGAAACAGGTAAACCGTTCCTAGAGTATGGAACAAACAAATACTTGGCTGACCTCTATAAAGGTGATACTAAACTTGAAAAGCTTGGTGATCATATTGATACATTCATTGAAGGTTGTGAAATTGTAAACAGAAAAACAAATACATTGCTTCTCTGTTCTTTTGACGGGGGTGACAACAACGCCTTTAAGCTTGACTATAAAGGTGACATTGTTAATTACAATCCAAATCCTTACAACCTAAATCGTAGGCCTGAGAATAACTATGGAGAAGATCCAGGTATTCTAAGTTTCTTTGATGATGAGCCAATTATTCTTCCACCCGAAGAAAAGAAATTACAATGGGTATTCTCATCTATCGTTCAAAGTAAAACCATGCCATGGTTCAACAAACAAAAACCTACTTGGGACGTATTGAATTTTGGCCCAAGACGAGAAACCAAACTCACTGCTGGTATCCAAACCTTCCGTGTTAAAGAACCTGATATGTGTAGAATCTATAATGAAAACTGGGGTTGTATGATGCCAGAGTATTATCATGCTGGTTCAGGTTGGTGGAGATCTCGTGTTCAACAAGTAGCAGATGTAGAGTCTATACTTGTATGTTCAGATAAAGAAGGTTCAATATACGGGGAAGCATATGTTGGTAATACTCTTGCGAGTGTTGAAGCTATGACTATCGAAGAAAAAACGCGGTTGGGTAAAGCTCAAAAAGAATGTCTGTACGATAATCACCCACTCGATAAAAGAGCACAACAACAAGAATTAGAGGCAATAGTACAATGAAACACGCAGCAATTATACCACTGATCGGTGGTGAGGTATTAGCTTCAGATGATGCTTACGGAGTCACTCCAGAATATATGATGACTTATAGCGGATTTGAAGGTAATGAGAAACATCTAAGAAATCATTATGCACAACAAGGTGTCGACGTACCTTACCATATTATTGATGGAGATAATGCACCTAAGCGTTACAAGAAAGTTGATGTTGTTTCATCAGTATGTCCTTGTGCAGGCTTAAGTAGTTATCACAGTTCTTACGGTGAAGACAATCCAAATAACCAATGGATGGAAAAATCAACTAAGTTTGTATTGAACGAGATTGGTCCTAAAGTATTATGGGGTGAGAATGCTCCTGCTTTGGCAACCAATGTTGGCGCATTTATGAGAAAGAAACTTCTTAAAACTGCCAACGAAGCTGGTTATAATATGACCATCTATACTACGAAGACATTATTACATGGTACTCCGCAGATACGAAGACGATCATTCTACTTCTTTTGGAAAAGAGATTACTTTAAGAATAAAGTTCCTGTATTTGATTACTTCAAAAAAGAACATCCAACGATCGCTCAATTATTGATGGAGAATAAAAGTAATTTCCAAACAGAAACAATTAACTCTAAGATTCCATCTGTTGATGATCCTTACTATAAGTACTTCTTAGAAGAAATCAAAGGCGGAATGACTCACGCAGAGTTTGCAAAAGAGTTAAGAGAAGATGAAACTTTCACAAAGCCTTCTTTTAATGTTGAAAGTGAAATGATCCTTGGTGATTATAAAGGACAATGCAACTACAAAGAGTTATCTGAATATATGGCTGCTCAAGGCCTTGAAAGAGAAGCTGCAAAGTGTTTAAGACGATACGAAAAGCTTAAGTCAGGTAAAGGTGTAATGTGGCGAGGAACAATTATTCCTGTCAAACATATTGGTGCATTCGTTGTACATATGCCTCACGTTCTGACTCACCCTGTAGAAGATAGATATATAAACTATAGAGAAGCCATGACCATCATGGGTCTTCCACAAGATTATGAATTACTTGATCCTGAGAAAAGCGTCAATCACATTTGTCAAAATGTTCCGTTCAATACTGCTAGAGATATGGCTACTCAAGTCAAAGCAGCGATCGAGCGCAAACTTCCTATGGAAGATGCTTCATTCATGTACCAAGACAATATGTCTCAAAGAATACGTGAGACCACATCAACAGTTGATATTACAGAGTTTATGACATAATGAAAAAGAAAAACCTAGTACTTGACTTTGAAACAATGGGTGTTGACCCAACTACGTGTGCAGTCGTTGACTGTTCAGTAATGATCTTTGATTGGGATGAGTTTACACAAAACCCTTATGGTCTGAAAGATATCAGTAAGACTCGTAGATTTAAATTGAATGTTCAAGAGCAAGTAAAAGATTATGGATATAAGATCGAAGATTCTGTTTTAGAATTTTGGTCTAAGCAAGATAAAGAAGTACGCGCTCGTGTCAAACCAACACAGCAAGACTTGACTGTTAAAGAGTTTGTATCTAACTTTCATAATCTAGTTGTTGATGAGAATATTGGTCACTGGTGGACAAGAGGTAATGCTTTTGATCCTGTAATCTTGACAAGACTTTTTGATAGCCAAAAAAGAGGCAACCATCTTAATACTTATCTAAAATATTATATGGTTCGTGACATGCGGACTTATATTGATGCCAAATTTAATTTTGACACAAAAAACGGTTTCTGCCCGATCGCTGATGATAAACTATGGGAAAGAGCATTTAAACAACATGATAGTTCTTGGGACGTATTAGCAGATGTGCTTAGACTACAAGCGATCGCTAGAGCTGAAAATGATATGGAGCAAATCTAATGAAAATTGAAATTAAAACCGAAGAGCTAAGAAAGTATAGCATCTTCGTTGGTACACCAATGTATGGTGGCCAAGCTAGTGGTATGTATACCAAAGCAACTAATGACTTGAGTATGTTATGCTCCACACACGGTATTCCGTTAAAGTACTATTTCTTATTTAATGAGAGTCTAGTACAAAGAGCACGTAACTACATTGTAGATGAGTTCTTAAGATCTGACTGTACTCACTTATTGTTTATTGACGCTGATATTGCGTTTAATCCCAAAGATGCTCTTGCTTTACTTGGTGTACATCTACAAGATCCAGACAAGTATCAGATCGTAACTGGCCCATATCCTAAGAAAACAATTGCTTGGGAAAAGGTTGCTAAAGCAGCTCAAATGGGTAAAGCAGATGATAATCCATTTGAATTATCTAGGTTCACATCTGACTTTGTGTTCAACCCCGTTAAAGGAATGAAGCAATTCAAATTATCAGAACCAGTTGAAGTACAAGAAGCTGGTACAGGATTTATGTTAATACCAAGGGATGTACTAATGAAGTACAAAGAAGCTTACCCTGAGTTAGCATACCTACCTGACCACGCACGAACAGAACAATTTGATGGTACAAGAGAAATTACAGCATTTTTCGATTGTGTTATCGATCCCGAATCCAAGCGCTACTTATCAGAAGATTACTTCTTCTGTCATAAAGCACGTGATGCTGGCCTAAAGGTTTGGATGTGTCCTTGGATGCATCTCAACCATGTTGGTACCCACGTATTTAATGGTGGAATGGGCTCTATAGCAGAGCTTGGTGTAACCGCAACTGCTGACTCGACTTCTAATAAAAAGTCTTACAAAACAGTTGACAAATAGATGAAAGTGTGTTATAATATACATTCATTAACTAGGAGAAATATATATAATGAAATTTTCTAACGAAACCTTGAGTGTCTTAAAAAGTTTTACCGCAATTAACAAATCAGTTTTGCTAAAGCCCGGTAGTACTATTAAGACGATTACTCCCGAAAAGACGCTTATTGCGATTGCAGAAATCCAAGACACGATACCAGCAGAAGCTTGTATCTACGATCTTTCTAGATTCTTGTCAATCCTAAGCTTATATACAGATCCAGACGTAGAGTTTGGTGATAAGTATTTTATTATCTCAGAAGGCAAGAGACGAACCAAATATATCTACGCAGATATATCAATGATTCATACACCGCCTGAAAAAGATATAAATATACCGTCGGAAGACGTTGTTGTAGAGGTAACAGAAAGTGATCTTTCTTCAGTACTGAAAGCAGCAGGTGTTCTACAATTTTCAGAAATCGCATTTGTTGGCGAAAGCGGCAAGTGTTATCTGAAAGCAATCGACAGTGCAAACGATAACGCAGATGACTTTGGCGTTGAAATCGGAAACACTGACGATGAGTTCAAGGTGATCATTAAAACTGATAACTTGAAACTTATGCCAATGGATTACAAAGTTACCATTTGTTCAAAGGGTATCTCTGAATTCAAGGGTAAGGATGTCACATATTTTGTGGCGATAGATTCAAAGTCGACTTATAATAAAGGATAACATTATGAATAATGTACAAGATGGCAACTTCGGTGGCCAACAGCAAGAAGAACAGGTCGTTATTAACATGAACGATTTGTCAACGATCCTGCAACTTATTGATGTAGTATCAACAAGAGGCGGGTTTCAAGGTCAAGAATTGGCCGGTGTAGGAATGTTAAGGAATAAGCTTGAAGCTTATCTAAGACAGAACATGCCACAACAAGAAGCGCCACAAGGTGCGGACGGTGAAGTGGCTGTAGCTGCACCAGTCGGTGGTGAACTGGCTGACAAGGTAATTGATTAAAAGATTACCAACCTTTCTCGAGAATAGGGGACACAGTTTAACCGCTTGTCCCCGCCCCTCAATTTATTATA